GGAATTATCCGTCGTAATGATTTGACATCTAAAGGTTTAAGTCTAAAAGCTGCAGAATTAGGTCTTCTTGCTCAAAGTTCTCAGTATGAAAGTGAAGCTGCAGTATTGCAAAAACAAAGTATTGATCGCAGTATTACAGATCTTGCACAAGAAAAAGAGAGACTAAACATAGTTGGTCAAATAAAAGACGCAGAAATGCGTGCTAGTCAGGCAACAGATCCAAAAACTAAAGCCACAGCTAATGCCAGTGCACTGAAGTTTAGAAATGATCTAGCTGATAAAGAAAAACAGATTGCAATGGATGTTCAAATACTGGATCTTAAAAATATCCAAGAACTAAAAAATGCAAAAATTGCAGAATTTAACTACTTAAAGGATTTCCAGTTATTAAATAATACAATTAATACTGAGAGTTTGTCAGCAATTCAATCTACTACTAGTTTATATTTAGACTTTGTACAACAGCAAAAGGCCGGTATAGAACTAAGTAACTTAAAACTTAATTTTGATAAGCAGTCTAACGCAGAGTTACAAAATCAAATTATATTACAAGATCGACTAAATAAACTCAGAAGAGATTCTAGCTCAGATCCTAAAACAGTATTAATAGCACAAGAGGCACTATCACAGTCTACAGCAAAAATAGCTCAAACTCAAATGAAGTACGAAGCTGATGTTGCCAACGTCAACATTAAAAATCAAAAGCTAAGATTAGACGGATTGGAATCAATACGTAAAAGACAAGCAGATTTAGCTTTTTCAGAAATAGAAAGCGCTAATAAAATAGCTCTTATTAAACTAGATGCAGAAGATAAGTTAATTCAGGCAAAACTAAGTTTAGGTAGAATTTCTGAAACTACAGCTGCCAGAATGACAGCAAAACTTGCTCAAGATAGATTTGAGAAAGAACTAGATACTCAAAGTAAGGCAGAGAAAAAACTTCAAGAAGAAGAATTTAATGCTAAACTGGCTAGAGCAGATCAGCTAAATAGTGCTTTAACCGAGCTAAATAGAGAGCAAGAAACTGAACGTGTAGAAGCAGCACGTAAAGCCCAAGAAGAGATTGACAAACTTAGAAAAACACCAGTTTCTATACCTGGACAAGATATACCAGGATCTAAGTCTCAAGATGTCATTGACACTGGTATAGCTCAACAAGTAGAAAAGCTTAATAATCTTCAAGAAGTTCAAAACAAGCAAGCTCAAGAAACAAGAAACAATTTTGCACTACAAGATAGTGAAGCTACTAGTGCTGCAAATAGACGCGTAGCTGAACAAGGTGCTTTAAATACGCTTAAAAAACAAGAGCTACAGTACGCATTTCAGATTGGTGAACAACAAGCTAAACTTAACCAATTATCTAAAGACCAAGCTTTCTACACAGAAATGGCAGAATCAGCTGCAAAAAGTTTTGCAGCAGGATTAACAGATGCTGGTAAAGCTATGGGTGATGTAATTAAGTTATTTGCACAAACTGCAACAATAACAGAAAAATATAACATCGAAAGACTTAATGCTGAAAAAGCCATAGCCGATAAAGCAGGAAAAACAGCAGAAGATCAGAAAAGAGATGTAACAAATCTTAATCAATTAGATGCAAAATATTATGCAAGTAAGCTTGATGGGGCCGCTAGTATAGCTAGTGCTTCTGCAGGTTTATTTGATAAAGATAGTAAAACTTATAAACAGTTGATGAGTTTAGAAAAAGCGTTTCACTTAATGAAAATTGCTGGTATGGTATTTCAACAAGCTATGTTCCTAAAAGACTGGGTTGTTAGAATGACTAGTACTAAAGCAGAGATGGCTTTAACTGGTACTAAAAATGCCACTGATACTGGAAGCTCAATGTTTGGTAGCTTGGGTAAAATGTTTGGTTTTGGTGGTCCTAGTACTGCTGCTGCCGGCACTGCTAGTCAGACTGCACTAGTTACAACAGATCTAGCTATGGGCGGAGGTGCAATGGCTGGAAACGCAGCAACAACTGCAGCAACCGCAACTGGTGGAGCCACAGCAGGAGCAGCAGGAGCAGGTGGCATGGGTGCAAGTCTAATGGCCGCAGGCCCTTATGTATTAGCAGCAGTTGCTGTATACAAGCTACTTGGGCTTGGTGATAAAAAACCACCAGGACCAACTCCTGAAGAACTAGCCTCAGTTAGTGGTACGGGTATGCGTTATAATGCTGCAGGCAAACTAGAAGCAACAGGTACAGGTGCTTTAGGAGATGCTAAAGCAGCTAATGAAAGCATAGCAAAAAGTATTGACTATTTAGGTAAAATTAACTACGAAAACTTACAGTTTGATAAAAATAAAGCCCTAGTAGCATTAGAAGCTATTAGAGATAATACTGAAAACTTTGTAAATTCAATTGGAGCAACTGGTAAAATAGGAGATATGACCGCAGGTGGAGTAGAGTTAAACAAGAAAAGCGGATTCTTAGGATTTAGTTCCAGCGCTACTAGTTTAGCAGCTAGTGGTGTAATTATATCTGGTACTATCGGTCAAATTGCTGATGGGCTGGGAGGATCTGTTAAAAAGTTTGAAGATATTAGAACACAGACTAGTAAGTGGTGGGGTTTAAAAACCCGCACCACTATAGACCGTTCATATCAAGAAGTAAACCAGGATGCAAAAGATTTTCTACAAGCTACAGTAGGTAGTTTTAGAGCAGGAATTCAGGCGTCAGCAGCTGCATTTGGTCAAGACGGTGGAATATTAAAACCAATTATTGATCAAATGGATATCAGCTTTACTGCATATCAAACGGGTGAAACCAGTGCTGATTTTGCTAAAAGAGTTGAACAAGAACTTGGAAATAAACTAGACCTAGCATTCAAAACCGTATTCCCAGGAATAGAAAATTTAGCAAATAGATTTCAAAACTTTGGTGAAACCCTATCTGAATTTGCATTTAGAGTTCAAGGGGACTCAGAGCAGATCAAATTTGCATTTCAATCAATTGGTCAAGCTTATATTACTAAGCCAGGCACTGACGCAATGATTCAAAGAGAATACGAACAAAGCTTAATTAAAGCATTTGGTGGATCTCAAGAACTGTTTTCAGCTATTGATAAATATGGAAATAGTATGCTTACTGAAGCCGAAAGACTTGCTCCAGTACGTGATAACGTCAATAAGAAATTATTAGAGCTATTTCCTGCATTGCAATCAGGTGGTAAATCCTTAATTACTACCAGAGAAGAATTTAATAATCTCAGAAAAACTCTTGATCCTCTTAGTCCTGCTACTGCAGATTTATGGGCACAAATGACTAGACTTGGTCCAGCATTTGCTTCAGTTACTGAAGAAGCTAATAATTTAGCAGAAACGGAACTTAAGAAAGCTAAACAAGATCAGTTATTAACTATATTAGCTCTTAAAAATGACGATATAAGCAAATTAAAAGCTTTAACACTTACTAGACAGCGTGAATTAGATGCTATGGATGATTTACTAAAACCAAATCAACTATATATCTATGCCCTACAAGATGAAGCAGCTGCAAAAGATAAGCTACAGACTTCTTATGACAAAGTTAAAACAGCAATTAATAGTACTATTGATAGTTTAAAATCTCAGGTTACTGTGTTACAGGATTATAAGAAAAATCTACAGATGAGTGACAAAGGTAATCTAACACCACAAGAAGCTTATGCAGCTTCTAAAGGACAGTTAGATTCAGCTGCTGCTTTAGCACAGCAAACACTTGGAGCAGGAGCTTCTAAAGCAGAAATTGCTGCAAGAGATAAAGCTGTTTCAAGTTTACCCAATTTAATAGATCAATTCTTAAATCAATCTAGAACTTCTTTTGCTAGTGGTGATCAATATCAAGCTGATTACTCTTGGGTAAATGGTTTGCTTGATACTACTACTGCACAATTAACAGCTCAAGAAACTGACGCAGAAAGACAGTTAAGTGTTTTAAATAATAGTGTTAGTTATTTAACTACAATTGATGAAAATACTAAAACAACAGCAAGCCTAATGGGAGAATTCATAGCTAATCAAGTTAGTTATGAAACTGCAGCACTAAGTGCTACAAAGCTTCTAACAGAAGAGTTAAAAGGTATATTATCAAGTTTACCTACAAAAGTAAAAGGATATGCTTCTGGCGGCTTAGCTGGTAGAGGTATAAACATGGTTGGAGAACAAGGACCAGAGTTAGTAGATTTCGCCTCACCAGGTAGAGTCTATACAGCTGGACAGACCGCTGCTTTTGGAGATAATACTGCACTAGTTGCTGAGTTAAAAGCTTTAAGAGATGAAATGTCTCAGTTACGTTCGGAACAAAAAGAACAAACTGGACATATTATTCAAAGCAATTATGATGCTAACCAGAAAAATGCGCAAGCAGTTTCTAATGTTACAGAAAATGCTATTAAGCAACAGACGTGGAAAGAACGTTCTCAAGTTGTAATAGCTTAAAATCAGCCCCAGCTTTGCCTGGGGCTTTTTTTGTGCCAAACAAAAATTATGCTTGACTAAATATGCTTAAACGAGTATAATATAGTAGATTGATATAGGAGCGCTTATGGCAATAAATTATACCCAAGCATGGCTTGAAGATCCTACAAGCATACGTGGAATATTAGTAGAAGTAACAGTTAAAGACTTGCAAGGTATATACGGTACTGCTGGTAGCGAAAACATTATATACTTATCTAATATTGGCTATGTTTCAGGAGACTCTCAAACTAGCTATCTGCCATTTTTAACAGGCAGTTTACAAACAACAGAATCAATATCTATTGACGGTTCACTAACAATGTCTTTTGGTGATATAGCAGTAGTAAATACAAGTGGTGAAAGAGATGACTGGTTAGATAGTACTAAGTTTATTTGGACAAATAGACCTATTAAAGTATATCTTGGCGATCCAAGATGGCAGTTAGAAACACTTACCGATATTCACGATACAACCACCGGCGGCTTCCAAAAAATATTTGACGGCATTGTATCTGATATAGATTCTAGTGGCAGAGACGTACTTAATATTAAAGTACGTGATAAATTACAAAGATTAAATGAGCCTTTAACAGATAATAAACTAGGTACTAACGGTACTTGGGGCCAAGGGCAAAGTAATCAAGACTCTATACGCCCACTAGTTTTTGGTGAAGTTTTTAATATCAGCCCTATATTAGTAGATCCAAGTCAGTTAGAGTACATGTTTCATGATGTTAATGTTGGAACAAATATTAAAGCCACAACAGCGGGTACAAATTTAATAACTTGCACAAGTACTAAAGGTTTTGTACTTAATGCAACCGTAGTATTCACAGCTACTGTAGTAGTATCTGGAACAGGACTAACACCTGCTACTGCGGTATTTGGTGGACTAGTTGCGGGTACTACTTACTATATTAAAACAATTAATAGTGATACCACTTTTACAGTATCTACAACTAGTGGTGGTTCAGTAGTGTCTTTAACTACAGCTGCTGCAGTTACTACTGCAACAGTACAAGCAGAAGCCCGAGTATCTAGCGCAGAGTTAGTAATTGAGATAAGAGATAATGGAGTGCCAATATATACAGATCAAAGCGTATATACTCTTACTGGAGTACCTAGACCTCAAGGTGCTACTATTAATTACACTACAGGTAAATTTAAGTTAACTAAACCACCAAGTGGGACAATAACTGCTAGTATACAAGGTGCTAAAAGATCAGTTAATATTAGTACTGGTCAACTAGTAGAAGGCACATACGTAAATAATATAGCTAATATAATTGCTCTTATAGTTACTCAATATGGATTAGCTTCTGTACGTTTATCTCCCTCAGACATTGATTTAGTTAATTTTAGTAGTTTTGCTACTGCTAATACGCAGTCTGTTGGTATTGCTATAACAGATAGAACTAATACACTTCAAGCATGTAGATTCATTGCTAATAGTGCTAATGCTAATCTATTTATGAATCGCACAGGATTATTACAGTTATTACAGCTTGGAACACCTACTTCAGACGATAAAGTGTATATTACTGATAACGATATATTACATCATTCTTTACAAATATCTAGTAAAACTAATGTTATGGCAGCTACTAAAGTGGCCTATTGCAGAAATTATACACCACAAACAACATTAGCATCCACACTTCCAGCTAATCATAATAAAATATTTCAAGAGCCCTGGCTTTCAAATACTGTTGTGGATTCAACAGTTCAATCTGATTATAAATTAGATTCTACACCAGTTCAACTTGAAACTGCTTTAATTAGAGGAACACACTCTGCAGCATTAGCTCAAAGTCTTAACTCGTATTGGAAAGTACCAAGAATTATTTACTCTTTCACAGGTACTAGCAAACTATTATCCCTTAAACTAGGTCAAGCTGTAAATATTATACACAATAGATTTGGTTTAACTTCTGGTAAAGATGGTCAAGTTATATCTTTAAGCCCTAATTGGGTATCCGGAACTATATCTGTAGAGGTAATAATTTAATGTCAACTTTATTAAATGATAATGACGTAGCCCTTCAATCGGCACCTTATAGGGATAAAACTAGTTTAGTAACTGTAACTGCAAGTGCTACAAACTTTATCACTGTAAAAAATGGTGGAATAACTACCCCTAGTAGTATAACTCTAACAGCCACACCTAATATTGTATTTAGTGCAGCGGCATCTTTTAGTTGGAGTTTTGCTTTAAATACTGCCCCTACTGATTTTAGAGCTTTTGACGGGTCTTTGATACAAGGAACTACAACGTTCGGAGGATCAGGAACAAGCGTTAGCAAAGCTGGAACATATACTAATTTAGTGCCTTTAAGTACAAGCGGTACAGGTACTGGAGCAAAATTTGTAATTACAAAAATAAATACAAGTAGCTCTTATTCAGGAAATATTAGTGTAACTATTATTAACTCTGGAGTTGGTTATAAAACTGGAGATACAATAACTATCTCTGGGGGTTTTCTTGGTGGAGCACTAGGAACAAATAATTTAGTACTTCAAGTAGGTGGTTCAGTAACTACAGAAACCGGTACTAATACTAAAGAAATAACTGCACAAACAGTTAATTCTTTAGTAGGTGAAACAAAAGCTACCTCTGTACAGTTCAGATGTGCAGTAAGTGAAAATTTTATTGATACCGCATACGGGTACTCCTTAGTAACCTATAGTCTAGAACAAGCTAATGCAGACTCTGTTAATATTGAGCTTACTAGAACTAATGGAATAGTAAACGCTACTACCACTGGCATAATAAATAATTATAATGATAGTGGCACCACAATCACAGTCGTAAGAGCAGGTACACAATTAGCTTATAGTGCATCAGGCGGCAATTTAGTAGGAATATCTTTACCTAATAGTTTCAGTGTTGAAATTGTTACAGATACTGGTATAGATTCAACTGTGCCTTATAGAACGGTAGGTCCGACTACTAATACTGCAACTTCTTGGACTCTGAGTGGGATAACCTTACTAACAGCAGATTCAGTAACAGTAACATTTTTAGTTACTGTATATGATGCATCAGGAATTAAAACTTTAGGTATCTTTAAAACTTTAACAATAACTAAAGTCTCCAGCGGAGTAGATGGAGACCCTGCAATAGTTTATTTTATAGATCTAAGTGCTCCAGTAATAACAAAAAGCACATCTAGTAAATTTATAAATGGTGTACATCAACAAATAAAAGTATACGGAAAAAAGACAGTAGGTACAGGTACTTATAGTATATATGGATTTCTAACAGTAACAGGAGATCTAGAAACAGAATCGGCCACAGCTTTTGCTTCTACTAGTAATGGTTATACTACAACTATAACTAATACTTCTGAAAATAGTTTATATACAATCAGATTATATGATAGAGCAGATAGAACTAGTGCATTTGCACAACTGCTAGATACTCAAACAGTACCAGTAGTATTTAATGGATCTAATGCACTTACTGCTACAATTAGTAATGACTCGGCCCCAGTTTCTGTAAGCTATACAGGTACAGTAATATCTGGAGGATATGATGGAACAGGTACATCAATACGAGTTTATGAAGGTGCAGAAGAATTAACTTTTGATACCGTTGGTAGTAGTAGAGGAACTTACACTGTAACAGCCACAGGAACTGGAGTTAATCCTGGTAGTATAAGCAGAGCAGTTAATGCTCTGCATGCTATAACTGGGAATGTTTCTGCTTTAGCAGTAGATCAAGCAACAGTTACGTATACTATAACTGGTACAAGTAAAACTGGTACGCCTTTTACACTTTCTAAACTACAAAGTATTAACAAAACTTACCCAGGCGCAGATGCTTTATTTAATTATTTAGATATATCAGCTAATGTAATAACTAAAAATGCTGATAAGGCCACGACAGATGGTGCCCATAGCGTAGTAATAATTACAGGTAAGCAGACCATAGGTAATGCAGCGCCTATTATTACAGGATTTGTAACATTTACTGCAAGTTTATTAGTACTTTCTGTAAACTCTAATGCAGTATTTCTAAGCGGTGTTAGTACTTTAGCAATTAATACTCCTATAATATTTTCTGGTATAGGGATGCCTCCTCAAATAACAGTAGGTACTACATATTATATTAAAACAATAGATCTCGTAACTAAGTCAATTACCTTATCTAGTTCACTTGGCGGGGCTGTTCTAAACTTAAGTAATACGGGCAATTTAACAGCTGCGTATGCACAGTCAGAAGCTACCTCAGCTACTGCTAATAGTATTATAGGTGCAATACCTAATGATGCTGGAGCATATAGTTATATAGCTAGACTATACAATAATGCAACTAAAACAACATTGTTTGATTTTGAGGAACTACTGGTATTATTTAAAGGATCTAATGCAGTAGTAGCAAACCTTAGTAACGATTCTGCTCACATTTCATGTAATGACCTAGGAGTTCCTAATACGGGCGGATTTGGTAATACTAGTACGCTAATACAGGTATTTGATGGTACTAGTGAGCTAGTGTACAACGGAGTAGGTACTACAGACGGAACTTACAAGGTTACAGCAGTTGGAACAAGTGTTACACCAGGAGCAATAACAGCTAGCGGTGTCTCAGCAATAACAGCAATAGCTAGTAACATAACTAATAATTTAGCTAGTATTGCTTTTACAATTACTGGTAAATCATTAAGTGGCATAAATATAACCTTAACCAAAATTCAAACATTAGTTAAGCAAATTAATGGTAAAAATGGTGACAATGGTGTAACATTCAAAACAGCCATAATTACTGCAGCAGGTTGGAGTACTAGTAGTACACCGCCTGCTTTAACAGGAACTTTTAACTATACCTGGAGTACACAAGTGCTTACAGCAGGCTCTGGAAGTACTACTGTATATCCAGCAGGATATTATACAGATGCTCCTGCAGTTTCAGGCAGTGGCTATGTACTACATAGTGTAATGGTAACAATATCTGCCCCTAGTACTGAAGTTACTACATTTAATATTCCTTGGAGCTCAGGAAAAACTAACAGGCTTGGGTATAAAGAAGACGGCGGAATAGGTCCAGTTGGAGATTCGGCCAGAACAGTTTATGTTGTAAATACAAGCTCAACTCCTCCAGCAATACCTACAGCAGGTGCAGGAGATGTAGTACCTACATCAAGTGCCGGTACCTGGTCTTTTAACTCTACTAGCGTATTAGCTGCAGGCCAGTTTATGTATCAGTGTGATGGTACATATAAGCCGTTACCCAGCCCGGGAGTTACAACTTGGAGAGCACCTTACTTAAGTAATTTAAAAGTTGGCAGCTTATCAGCAATTACTGCAAATCTTGGTCATATTATTGCTGGTTCAATAAATATTGGACCAGATAAGTTCACAGTAGATACTAGCGGTAATGTAAAAATTAGGGGAACGGGTACAGGTAGGATGGAGATTACTAATGAAGCTATAAAAGTTTTTGATAGTACAGGATCTTTAAGGGTTCAATTAGGAAATCTTGACGTGTAATTAAAGGAATAGTATGGCGTATGGATTATCGTTTTTTAAAGGTTTGACTACTGGGTTTGATGATTGGATAGCAACCAGAAACACAGATAGTCCGGCTTTAAAAGCTCAGTACCTGGCAGAGCAGGTTGAAGATAACACAGGAATAACTTCAACTAGAGCACAGGTAATAGATGCTTTTTTAGCTAATAATATTAGTCCCATAGTTCCTACTAATGCAGAAATACGTGGCTGGATGATTAGTGGTTTAAGTACTTTTAATTCGTATTATAATAATCTTTATTATAGCGGTCCAGCTTCCTGGCAAGTACAAATTATTGCAGACAGAGTGTTTCAAAATAGCATTATATCTCCATTAACTGCAAGACAAGAAGCTAACCAAAATGGGTCGCCATCAGAATCTACACAAAGTACTACGGGATTTAATAAAACAGCGTTCTTATTAGGAATAGATAATGGTACTATAACTGAAGATGTTACAGGAAATACAGCAGTATTATGTGTAAATCCTTTAGAAAGAACTGAAACATTTTATCAAACTTTTCCTAGACCTAACTATCTAGGTACAGTAGGATACAATGGGGCTAACTCACTTACTCAAGTATGGGGCGGGGACTTTATAATTCCTCAAAACACCAACTGGTGTGCTGAAGCGTGGATATACCCTACTAGATTCGGTGGGGGTATCCTAGGATCAGGAGACTATGGTCCAGGGTCATGGCAACTATTTCATAATCAATCCAATGGAGTTATACAGTTAATTTCAGAAGTTATTGCTCCAGTTAATAGAACATTTACTACTTGGTGGTGGAGTAGTAGTATTCTTTCAATATATGGAACATTTCCACCTCCAGGACTTGTTGTAGGTACTCAAATTACTCCTCCCGCTGCTTACGGAGCTTTAGTTCCTATGTATGTAACTGGCATAGATTATGAAAGTAATTATATAACTGTAACCCCAGTATTTATAGGAGGCTCGTTAGATGAAGACGGTAATCCTACTAATTATAAAAGAACATTCATATCAGAGTTAGATAGTAATGGTGAACCACTGCCTACTGTATTTCCAGATGAATTTAAGTTTACATATGTAACAAATGAGGTTACCACTAGTTATATGGACTCAGGAGCTAGAACTGCACCTACATATACTTGGACTCATGTTGCAGCTAGTTTAACTGGTACTACACTACGAATATTTGTAAATGGAATAGTATCTGCTACAAAAACTATTGCTCCTACTGTATTTAGACCGAATAGAATAGATCAATCTTACTATATAGGAGTTCATGAAAAAAGTTCAGCTTCACCTATATATTTCCAAGGATATATATCTAGTCCTAGATTAGTAAATGGAAAAGCTATTTATACAGGTAATTTCTCACCTAGTAGTAAAGCTCCGGGAACTAGTAGAATAAATGTAATAAAAGCGTTTGCTAATAATTTAGCTGGGCCAGTAGTTCCCTCAGAACGAGACATACAGTACTGGATGTTTAAAGGTTTTGACTACGGTACCCTACAGTTTAGTAGTACTGACGTAACTTGGAATCAAGTAGATGCCTTTTACAAATTAGCAAATACTAATGTGTCAAACACTTATGCTTCGTGTGTAGGCAGAGAAATGCTAGTTACTCAAATATTAGTGGGTACTCCGGATTTCAACAAAGCTTTTTATGCAAACACTATATATACTAATGCCAGTGGTTCTATATATATAACTGGTGCAAATGTGGACACCTATATAATGGTGCTGATGCGATGACAACTTATGGATTTTTAGCTACAAATGGAAATAGTCAAGTACTAATATCAAGTAAGACAAAAAATTTACACTTTTTAGGTAAGGCAAAGTACGCATATGCTGCACAAGCTACAAATAGTTACGGTGGTATTAGACGTTTTGTTTATAGGATAAATTGTATTACAACACCAGTTCCTTTTTTTACTACACCTACTCCAGAAAGTTACGCAATTTTACGCATGACTTTAGTAGCAGCAGATACTTGGGAAATAGAAATAATTAAATCAGGTTACAGTGATGTAAAGCCAGAAGTTTATGTGTTTACAGAAGCCAATGGACAAATTACTCCAAATACTTCTTACGGTATGAAAGTATTAAATGAAACATCTGGAGTAACTTATGATTCCAGACTTAGGCCTTTAATTGTAAAAGCCGGAGCATCTATATCTCAGCCATATGATCCAATCCCAAACGCACCTCCTCCAGGAGCATTAGATCCCTCAGAGTGTAGAACTGATGCCGGACCCTATCTTGCACCAACAGCTGCTACTAGCATAGGTATAACCAATGTAGCATCTTTAGTAAAACCTATAGTAAATTATCAATCTATATCTCAAGCTCAAAGACAATTCTGGGTAAGTATGGTTTCAAAAACCGGATTCTTTGTTAGACAAACATATGTTCGCAGGAGCGATTACTGGGTATTTTGCAGAGGGGGAGTATCTATGGCACAAGTAGGATCTACTCTTAATGTAACCAGTGGTTGGGTAGCAGTAGATTACTCTTGTAATTGGACCTATTCAAAAGAAAGTTCGATTCTAGGTGTAGGTTTTGGTGCAAAAACTAGAACAGGCGGTACATGGCCTTTTGAAAATCAGTCAATAAATATGGATCCAGTAAGTTTTATAGTTTCTGACGGTGCCTTATATGATTAAACCTTTTACTATTTTAGCAACCAAAGATGAACCGAATTTTGGAACTTTAGTAAGCTATACTATATCAGATAGAGCTTATGTAGACCAAGAAGATTATAAAGGTATACAAACTTCAGTGTTAACCTCTAGTGTATTAGTTCCGCACGGAGAAGACATAGATACATATTTACTTAACTACTTAATACGATGTGAATGGATTAAGTTATGAATTATTTGTCAGTAGAAACTTCAGAAGGCTTAGTAAAATATTACTTAGCGGGTACTGAAAAATTCAAAGAAATAACCGCAATCGTAGAATCTAAATATAATAATTTGGGTTCTACTAAGTGGGAATTACTTAGTGAACCTACTTATAATAGTATTTTAGAAGATCAAGTAGTAACTGCTATATATAAATCATCTAGCCCCTACTTAGATCATCTAGACCCTATTAAAGTAAGTCGAAAATATTTATTAAATAAACAACATATTTATGAAAAAGTATATACACTTTTAACTGATATACCTTCTGAATTTGAACTACCAGAAAATTCTAAAGCATTAGCTAAAGGATATTTACTAAATATTTACGGACAGCCTGGTGATGAAGATTATTCTAATTACATAGATATATACTTCTCATGTACGAACCATGCAAACGTAGAAGCTTTTGCAGAGAAAAAACTTACAGTTGGTAGTTATTCAAATTACTACTGTATAACTTTTAACGGTACTACTAAAGAACGATTAAAAGTAAAAAATTATTGTTTTGATACACAAAATAGTTTATCAAACTGGGATGAATATTGGACCGCTGAGTGTGAAGATAGAAATATAGATATTTCTACATAGCTTTCCTAAAATTTATAGAGGAATAAAATGGCATCGAATAATCTTAGAATAATCTATAATAATATTCTAGATCTACCTACAACCATTATAACGGCATCAAGTAGCGCCACAGGCACTGCCACATCCCTTAGTAATTTAAAGTTAGATTCTAAATCTCAAGTATGGAGATCAGCCACTACAGGAGTAGTAAACCCTAGTGGTTTATACACTACAAGAGTTAATATAGTAGTGTCTTTTACCCAAGCTATTATAGGTGGCGTAATGTTACCTTTCTGTAACTTATCATCTGCTGCAAAAATCAGAGTTCGTGGGTATACAGGAACAGCTCCCACAACTGGTGCAGCCACTAATACTCCTACCTCTGTGGCAGCAGGTACTTTAGTACATGATAGTACTAAAATATTTTCATGCCCTTATCAAACTTTTGGCTTATGGAATTGGGGTAGTTTACCACTAGGAGTAAATAGTTATTCCTATGGCGGAGGAACTTATGGTAGAGTTTGGATGCCCACACAATTAGCTTGTACTAGTTTATTAATTGAGATAGAAGATACTGAGTGCCCTAATCCATACATAGAAATATCAAGGATTATTACTGGATCTTATTGGTCTCCTAAGTACAATACTTCTTTCGGACTATCAACAGGTAGCCAAGATTTAAGTAAACATCAGCGTAGTGAGTCTGGTGACTTAATTACAAATAGAGGTATTCGTTATCGTAACATGAGATTTGACTTAACATGGTTACCTCCAGAAGATAGACTAGAATTTACAAGAATACTTAGAGGAAATGGATTACCAAGACCTTTATTTATAAGTTTATTTCCAAATAACTCAGAAGATTTTGAAAAAGAACAATCACATCAGATTTATGGAAAATTATCACAACTTTCTGATATAACACATCCTATTTTTGAAATCTACAGTACAAGTATTGACATAGAGGAGATTTAAATGGCAACTCAGGCTTTTTATGTTGGCCAAAATGATTATTTAACAGCTCTAAATGTTTTATATGATGCCACCGTTAGTGGCGGCAAAGCGTTATTTAGTATTGGAGCTAATTCTCCTACTACTTCACCAACTGGTGGTATAAGCTATAATTCGTCTACAGGCGTATTTACTTTTATACCAAAAACCAATGAAATACCTACAATAGTAGGCCAGACAAATAAATACCTATTCACAAACGGATCCACAGTAAGTTGGGGAACAATTACCCCAACACCGCAAAGTAACTGGACCGCTATTACAGCTGCAACTGGTGCTATTCTTAATAAACCTAATTTTGCAACTGTAGCCACAACAGGTAATTACGCAGATTTACTAAATAAACCCACAATAACTACCCTTACAGCTAGTGGTGGTGGTGCTTTATCTATTTTAGGTAATACATTTCGATTTACTCCTGCAGCAGTACCTACATATACTATTAACACAGCTACTCCTAATGGAAATGGTAGCTTAACTCTAACAGGTAGTGTTTTTACATTTACTCCTCCAGTTATTCAAAGTTCTTATAGTTTACCTACCGCAAACACAGCTTTGTTAGGCGGTGTAAAAATTGATGGTATAAGCATTAAGATTACAGCAACTGGAGTAATTTCTGGATTTTCTGGTAACTATGCAGATCTAATAAATAAACCAACAATACCAGCAGCACAAGTTCCCTCAGATTGGAACGCAACTTTTGGTGCTGCGCAAATATTAAATAAACCAGTAATACCAAGTATTACTGGTTTAGCACCTTTATTAAACCCTACTTTTACAGGTACTCCAACAGCACCTACAGCTAGTTTAGCTACTAATAGCACACAGATTGCTACAACAGCATATGTGAGAGGTGAAATTAATGCATTAGCAGCTAGTGCCAATTCAGCACTAGACACTTTAAATGAATTAGCTGCTGCATTAGGAAATGATGCAAATTTTGCTAATACAGTTACTAATCAGCTAGCTTTAAAAGCACCTCTTGCTTCGCCTAATTTTACTGGTACGGTTGACTTTTCTGGAACATCCGCAGTAACTGGTTTAACTAAAGCAATGGTTGGGCTAGGTAATGTTACTAATGAGAGCAAAGCTACAATGTTCACAGCCCCTGTATTTACAGGGGCAACAACAGTAAGTGGACATATAGTACCTAGCACAAATATTGCATATGATCTTGGTTCTGTAACAAATAAATTTAGATCCTTATATTTAAGTAATAATACAATTTACTTAGATGGTTATTCAATTAGTGTTTCTGCTACAGGATCATTACTTATTACCGATACTGCAACTCCAAATTCTGTTCCAGTAGAAGTAGCAAGTGTTGCAGCAGTAACAGCAGCAATATCCACTAGCGTTGGTAATGTTACTAACGAGAGTAAAGCAATTATGTTTACTAATCCTACATTTACTGGTACAGTAAGTGGGGTTACTGCGGGAATGGTAGGTTTAGGAAATGTTACTAACGAGAGTAAGGCTACTATGTTTAGTAACCCTACTTTTACTGGTACGGTAACTGGTATTACCTCTACGATGGTAGGTTTAGGCAATGTTACTAACGAGAGTAAGGCTACTATGTTTAGTAACCCTACTTTTACCGGCACAGTAAGTGGTATTACTCCTGCAATGCTTGCCTTAGAAAATGTTGATAATACATCAGATTTAAACAAACCTATATCTACAGCAGTACAATCAGCCTTAGATAATATTGCTATTACCATTAATAGTATAGATATAGTAGGATTATCTAATATAGTATCTACTAAAGCTGCTATAGATAGCCCTACTTTTACTGGTACAGTGGGAGGTATTACTTCCGTAATGGTTGGCTTAGGTAATGTAGACAATACTTCAGATCTAAATAAACCACTTTCTACAGCAACAATAGCAGCTATAGCCGTAGAAACTGCAAGAGCTCAAGCTGCAGAATCCGCTTTTGTAACTAGTGATAATCCTACTTTTACCGGCACAATAAATGGCATAACTAAAGCAATGATAGGATTGTCTAATGCAGACAATACATCAGATTTAAATAAGCCTATATCTACTGCTACTCAATCAGCCATAACTGCAGAAGAACAAAGAGCACTAGCTGCAGAAGCATTATTAGCCCCACTATTAAATCCTACATTTACAGGTGTAGTAAGTGGTATAACTAAATTAATGGTAGGTTTAGGCAATGCAGATAATACATCAGATTTAGCTAAACCAGTATCGACAGCGACCCAAATAGCAATAACAGTAGAAAGTATAAGAGCACAAGCAGCAGAAGCATTACTAGCACCTTTAGCTAGTCCTACATTTACTGGTACAGTAAGTGGCATTACTTCTGCAATGGTTGGTTTAGGTAATGTTACTAATGAGAGTAAAGCCACTATGTTTACTAGTCCTGTATTCACAGGCACAGTAAGTGGTGTTACCTCTACAATGGTAGGATTAGGTAATGTTACTAATCAGAGTAAAGCTACTATGTTTACTAGCCCTGTATTCACAGGCACAGTAAGTGGCATTACTTCCGCAATGGTTGGTTTAGGCAATGTAGATGATACTTCAGATCTAAACAAGCCAGTATCAGTAGCTACACAAGCCTCCATTATAGCC